TATTTTCATGGATATAACTTGAACGATAAAGCGCAGTTTGCAAAGCTACATTACCAGGTGTATGGAAGACAACAAGGATTTGACCCTGCACGCGATAAGTTGTCGTTTAATGCAGCACAGTCTTTTATTGATAATGACATACTTCCTACTATTGCAAATGAAAAGCTAAAGTTAAGTGGTGTTTCGTTCTTAAATTTTGTAACACCTCGTGAATACGCGGATAAGATGTTGGAAGGAATTGACCCTATTGAGAATAAACCAGAGTGGGAAAAGGTGCTTAAGTCAATGGGACTTTCAGGTAAAGAGATGGGACTAGAAGAATTAAAAACATATATTGAAGAAGCATTCCAAACAGGAGAAGCAACGAAGATACGCGAGTCAATTAAGTACTTAAACGAGAAGAAAGAAAAAGTAACACAAAAAAAACTTGGCGTAGACTATATTGAGCGCCCCGAAGATACCGCACCTCGCGACAATCCTACTGAAACGCAGCTTTATTCAGTGTTTAAAAGCGCTGGTTTTGCTGGTACGGAGGACGACTTCTATAAAGAATTTATGCCAGACACAAATAGAGAAGACATGGAACTTTTAACACAAGCAGGGAAAGGATTTAAAGAAGGTGGTATATTTAATCAGTTAACTAGTAAAGACCCATTTGAAGCCCTTGGTTCAATCGATACTTTACTTGGAGAAGATGAAGATCAAAAAACCAGTAAGAAAAAAGACTCTACTAAGAAAGAAAAATCATACTTTAGATTTGCTGATGAAGATGATGACGAAGACACGACAACAGTAAAATCTGATGCGGGCCAAAGTTTCCTTGGTAGTTTCACCAGCGCCTTTAAAGGCTTAACACCTAAGTACTAATCATGAGCAAGCACAAAAAAGCAGCTAGTGCCGCCAAGATCCACAAGGATTCTATGGAGTGTAATAAGCCGAGACGCGACATTCAAGGTGGCAAAAAGTCAGTTGTAAAAGCTTGCGAAGACGGTAAGGAAAAGATTGTGCGATTTGGCGACGCAAACATGGAAATTAAACGGGACAATCCAGAGCGCCGTAAAAATTTTCGCGCAAGACATAACTGTGATGAACCCAAGAGCAAGCTCAGTGCTGGCTACTGGTCGTGCAAAGCCTGGTGATCTACGTTAAGCTTTGAACGCAGCCACAACAGCAACATGGCAAAACCTAAGTCCACCACGATCTTAATTGAGTCCAAACCTAAGAAGACTCGTCAAGGCGACGGCAAGCATTCACGTCCTAGCCACGGACGTAAATTGTCTCGCGGCCAAGGCAAGTAAAAATTATGTATACTTGGGGGTAACACTTGTTACCCCTATGGATAATTACAGGCAAGCGATTGATTTAATCTGTCGTTACGAAGGTTTCAATGAACTTGCTTACCCAGATCCTCAAACAGGTGCAGAGCCTTACACGATTGGATTTGGTACACAGTATTATCCTGACGGCAGTGTTGTAAAGAAAACCCAGTGCTGCACACAACGCAAAGCCCTGGAGTATCTTGTCGATGAACTCACCGTTCTAAACACCGAACTTCTGAAGTTGAATTTAGGCTTGGACGAGTGCATGCACCAAGCACTGCTTTCATTCTGTCATTCGGTTGGCTGGGAAAGTTTCCTGTACAGCTCCATTATTGACTGTCTTGAGGTCGATGACTACGTTGGTGTAACAGAAGAAATTGCACGGTGGGTCTTTGATGCAGATCACCAAGTCATCGGTGGCCTCCTGGAACGACGCAGGGAAGAGATCAACCTATTCCTTGCCGACGTTGAAGCCAAGCCTTGGGTTGCCACAGACGTACTGCTGCGTGCGTTCAGAAGCTATGGTGCGAAGCCCCATGAGACGGAAGCAATCCGAACCTTGGAAGCGACAATCAATCCCTATGCGCTTGCAGAATTTGCTAACCGTTTCAAGCTTGACGACGCCTCTGCCTTTTCAAGTGACTAGCGTCCTAGAATAAATGCAGTACTCAGGCTTTCCATGGAGAACGAATCCACACGTAAAGAGTTTGAATTACCTTTAGAACTTCAGTTTGCCATGCGTAAAGCTGAGCTGCAAACAGAGGAGATGTGTTGGGAAGAACTGCAGGCGGCACTGTTAAACCTGTACTTCCAACGGATGATGGAATGGGCAGCCGTCAAAGAAATCATGTGTTCTGAAGGGATTGATATTGAGTGGGATCTGCCTAGTGAGTTGGAACTTAGTGAACTCGCCCTGGCTTGTATGCAGGACGAGTCAGACGATGACGACGATTTACACTACGCTCATCCCTTTTGACTTTCGTCCAATTGAATAAGACGATCTAGGTACCACTGTGCTTTCTTCAGTGATTCTGTCTCGCCTTTGTGGCGCTCACGCCAAATATACTTTATGTTATTTCCCTTGCAGTAACCACGGAATTCTTCGTTGGTTAAAGCCGCCTCAATGGCTTCTATACATTCGATACTTCCACCATCGGTGTAATGGGAAGGATGATTTACGACATCCTCTTTGATTGTGGGCGTTGTTTCAAGCGGTTTAATGGTAACCCATGGTACTGGACAAACGCCATCTACACACCCATTGGTTTCTTCAACAGGGGAAAACATGTCCATTGTAAAAATGCCGACTGAGACAGCCTAGCAGGTTTAACGCATTAAGCCTTTGCGTTTGGCGGAAAGCAGAAGTTCCATCTCATCTGGATCACCGTCAATATCACCAAGGACGCCAGGGGGTTTGGGGTTTGCTCCATATAATTCCATACCTTCTTCCATGGAGGGAATGTAACCCGTCAAGCCTGGACGTTGACCATACAAACCTTGACCTTCAATATTAAGTGGGTTGCGTTGCATGCCATCCATGGGGGCAACTAAACCCGTGTTATACATATCTTGAAGAGGTACGTCGTTGGTTTCAGTATCAAGGGGTGCACCAAAATCTTCAAAACCAATACAACGGCACTTTACTTGATCATTATTTGCTGCAAACTCTTGCAAAAACATTGAGGGCCGCATTGTTTTCTTAGCGATATATCCTTTCTATAATGATAGTATGAGCAAGTTTAGATCAGAGACTTACGACGCAGCCAAGGACTCCGGCACTTCTGCTGGGGTACCAACGGATCTGAACCCTGGAAGAGCTTACAACGTAGATCTGCGGTATGTGCGACCGCAAGAACGAGGTGTCGTTGGTTCCGCGTCAAAGGGAGCAGTGGCACGCGTAGACCGTTTCATGAAAAGTGCACGTGCTGCTGGCAAATATCAGAAGAACCAACTGATTAACGAACCCACCAGTGCCACGGCTGGTGACAGTGGTGGGCGTGCAGGGTCTACCGCGTATGCAGACAAGCCCAAACAATCGTTTGGACGTAGTTAAACCTGTGGAAATACTACGGTATTTGGTTGGTCTTGATACTTACCTTTTCGATCTTGGTAGCTGACTTCACACGGATTACCACGGTAGAAAAGCAGTTGAGTAATCCCCTCATTTGCATAGACACGGTTGAATAGACCAGTGCAATTACTGATCTCAAGTGTCAGGTAACCTTCCCACCCACTTTCAGCGGGCGTGATGTTAACTAGAATTCCTGAGCGTGCGTACGTCGATTTACCAACTGCAACAACAGTGACATCACGAGGCAACTTCAAACGTTCTTGTGCAACGCCTAAACAATACCCATACGGAGGAAGAAGAAAGTATTTGCCGCGTTCATCTTCCAGAAGTTCCGCAGGTTTTAAAATACTCTCGTCAAAGGCCTTTGGGTCGCAATCACCGGTTTGAATCTTACCAAAGATCAGGCACTGGCTTGGGGATAAACGAATATCATATCCGTAAGAGCTAAGTCCATAACTTAACAAACGCCGACCATCTTCTTTGCTGATCAGACGATCAACAAAGGGTTCGATCATTTGTTCTTTTTCGGCACGCTCTTTGATTTCCCAATCGGCCAGGACGCTCATAAGACCTCGATAGCTTGTTCAGTCTACAAGGAGATGGCCACGTTCGCCGTAGATTTTACAGAAGTGTTCTACTGCATCTCCTGACCGATCTTTGGGAGGCAGGTAAACCAAGAAAGACGTGCACGTTTGTTTTTTCTCTACATTCCCATCAAGATTACGGAGCAGGTAAGGGACGGTACGTAGAACGCACATAGGGAATTTAAAGATCTTTGGCTCGTATCGAATCATGTCAGGGCAGTTACTGAAGTAAAGCCCTTGTTCAATTTCGTCCGCCAGCCATGCATGGTACATTCGGCGGAACCATACGGCATGCGAAGAAGTCAACGTCAGCGACGAAGCGCGTGTCATCTTCCACCGTTGGTTTTTTTGATCCCAGAAGTATGATCCTGCTGGTGGAAACAAATAGCAGCTTCCGTACCATTGTTGGTTATTTAACCCATCATCCACAGGCGTGTAGTATTCAGTCGCTTGTACGTACTCATTGGCAACCTTGGAGCTAGCCACATCCAAGTCAATGCCGCCTAGAAGTTCGTTGGCAGCATGCACCAAGTCTGCGTTGGTGATGAGCTCTGCGCCTTCAACCCTGGCAGATACGCCGCGAATACCTTTCTCAGTCATTGTTAACGATGTCGTTATACGCTATTTCCAAATAGCGAAGACCCTTGTCATCATTGATGATATACCCTGCCTTTTCCATCGGATTAATCTTTTGTGCAGCGGCAAGAATGCGGCGTAATGTCTCGGCAAGATCACCGTTATTGTTATGTTCGCAATCTTCTTCTGCTGCGTGAATTTCTTTTAACGTCCAAAAGAATATAGACCGCTCTTTATTGTCAGGCTGAAATACCAAGACGCCAGGACCTTCTGCGTCCCAAAACTTAACGTACTGTGCGCCCATGTCCCCAAGGATGAGCTTGACAGTGGTATCAAGCATTTTGGCTTTGGTCTCATCCAGCTCAGGACCGATGACTGACGCAATTAACTTCTCACGGCGATCCACTTTTTAATAGCCCTTGACGATGCAGAGATTCTAACAGCTTTGGAGTTGGCTGGTACAAGACAACCAACTTGCCAAGCACGCCGCGTTTCTTGCAGAGTTTTCCTTGCTCGTCTCGTACCTTATCAAATTCCCCGGACCTGATCAAATACTCGGCAACACATCGCAATCGACGTTTAAGAGGCAACTCTGCTTGTGGGAATTTACCGCAGATTGTATCTGGGTTCAGATCTTTGAATGCCAGTCGTAATCGATTGGCCAAGGTCATGCCAGAGTTGGCATCCTCTTCTTCGTAGTTCTTTAAGTTTTCTAGGTAGCGACGCAAGCAACCATCATCGAAGGAACCCCAGGGTGGTAAGAACATTTCCACTTGATCTGCCAAGGATTTGGGCAGCAGTTCCTCATGGTTATCGATAGTGATAGCATCGATATCAATTCCCTTGAAACGATGTGCCATCACTCAAGAACCTCTTTGGTTGCATGATATAAGTGATACTGCGCACGTAGGTTTTTAAGATTGATGTTTTCGTTTTTAGCAAAAGACTGAATGAGGCGATTCCATGGAATACGCAAGACTGCTTTTTTGTGGACGTCAGGAGAAACGTTGACATAATGAATGCCTTCTACCCAGCCTTTATCAGGGTTTTTTCTACCGATTGCAATCCAGTTGCGGATGGTTTGATCGGAGACCCCTAGACGCCTGCCACATTCTTCTGTCGAAATGTATTCATCCGCAAACATTTCGGGATTGGCAATATCAGTCTCAGCGTTTGAGTACCGACTATGCCACATGGAACCAAGGATATTCCTGATTCCTTTTAGTTCGTAGGCAATGTCTTCCAAGCCTTTGCGTAGTCCGTACGGCATGCTGCACTCCGATCAATTAAATGCTAGTCTTTTGTAAACAACTTTGTGATCATGGAAGAGCAAATTCCGCCCAGCCAACCTCCCATGCAACAGACTCTGGAAGGGCAGATTACTCCTGAGATGTTGGCAGAAATGAAAGCACGTGCCATGGAGCTAGCCATCCAACAAACAGTACCCCAACGCTTACCTATGGATATTCCACCGCAAGTTGTGTATGTGCGGCGTAATTTAACCGTGGCGGAACTGCTGTTGGTACTATTGCTTTCTTGTGGAATTGTAACAGGAATTCAAGGGCTTTGGTACTTAGGTACTAATTTATTGCCACGTCTTGAGGTTAGGGTGCGCTAAATAAGCCGCACTATAATAAAGGAAAGAATTGCGCAGTAGATAGGTGGCAAACCGCCGTATTACCGAATTTCCTGCAATTGCAGCGAACGAAATTGTAGACCAGGATGTCATGACCCTGGTCCACGTTTTTGAAGTGGACCCGTCACTGCGCAACAAAAAAATTACTTTTTCTCAATTCAAGGATTATTTAGATTTATATTATGCTCCAAGTAGCGGTGCAGTAATCAGTGGTAACGTAACGATCACAGGTAACTTAACTGTATCGGGCCACACCAGTCTCCATACAGTAGCTGCATCTGGACTTGGTACGTTTAGTGGGATTGTTGTACAGAACAATGCCACTGTCAGCGGTACGATCAGTGGCAACACCGTAACAGGCACCTTTATTCAAGGTACTCAAGTCAATGCAGTAACAGGTACCTTCACAACCCTGGCGACAGGAGCTACTGCGTCTTTTCCAACGGGAAACTTTACAAGTCTTACTGGCACCACAACAAGTGGTGTTAGTGCTTTCTTTACAAACGGCACGTTTACCAACGTAACAGGTACGACGTTCACAGGAACAACCGTTGCCGCAACCACTGGTACGTTCCAGGTTTTGGGGACGCCAATTCTTGACGTCAGCGGGAACTTATCTGTTGCAAGTGGATTAACGGTCACGGGTATTGCACAATTTGCAAGCAGCGTACGTGTCACTGGAACTCTTTCGGGAACAACAGTCACTGGAACTACTGCACAGTTCTCAACAGTCTCTGGTGTTTCAGGAGTTTTTACTACTCAGGTTTCAGGTGCCACAATTACGGGCAATACACTTTTAGTGTCTAATGCCACTGGTGTTTCGGGGACATTTACTACTCGTATTTCAGGCGCAACAGTAACCGGCAATACGGGTGCTTTTGGTAACGTCAGTGGAATTTCTGGTGTCTTTACCCAGGTTATTTCCGGTCAAACAATTACAGGAGATGCAGGTAACTTTGGAACAATAACGGGAGTTTCTGGTTCGTTTACGAACTTATCAGGAGCAACTGTTACAGGTACCGTTGTTAACGCAGGGACTGTCACTTCGGTTACCGGTAACTTTGGCCGCGTGTCGGGTACGACAGTAACAGGTAATGCCGGACAATTTACGACGGTCACAGGCGCCACCGTCATTGGAACTACTAGTGTTTCTGGCGCAACAGTCACTGGTAACGCAGGTCAATTTACAAATGTCACAGGCGTTACAGTCGTTGGCACTACTAGTGTTTCAGGTGCCACCGTTACCGGTAACACAGTACTTGCAACAAACTTAACGGGTCAAGTCGGTACATTTACCACTAGTGTATCCGGTGCCACAATCACTGGCAATACTGTTTTAAGTACGTCGGGAAGATTCCAGAATGTAAGTGGAGCTGTTATTACCGGCGACACCATGCAAGCCGGATTAATTTCGGCCGTATCTGGTGTTTTTACAAACATTGTTTTTGTTAACACTGTTGTTTCCGGTAACTTATCGGTATTAGGTACAGGCATTTTTTCCACAGGAGGCATTGTTTCTTCGGGAACAATCAGTGGAAGTAATGTTGTTTCACCTAGTGGAATATTTACGTATCTCTCTGGTACGACTGTTACAGGTAACACTGCCAACTTTGCAACCAGTATTTCAAGCGCTACGGTTACCGGCACATCAGTTAATGCGGTAACTGTTAGCGCCACAACGGGTACTTTTACGTCAATTACAGGATCGACGTTAAGAGTAACCACACCTTCTGGAGCAACCCCAGCCATCGTATGTTCTGGCGTTGTTTCCGGTAGTGCAAGTGGGTTTGTAATCCAAGGCCCACTAATTATTCTTCCGTAATTTTCTCGGCTAAAATAAACAAAAAGAGACAACAAAATGGCGTACGGCACTATTAAGGTTGATACAATTACTTTCACCGATGCTGGTGTTGATAAGAGCGTTACAATTTCTGGGTTAGTTCAGAATCCTACCTTTACAGGAAACGTAACAGCAACAGGTACTATCTCTGGGGACATCGTACGAGGCCAAACAATTTCAGGTGTTACCGTTACTGGAACAACCGCTCAGTTTACCAGCGGAACGTTTGTTTCGTTAACGGGTACTACTCTTCAGGGAACAACAGCAACTTATACGACCGGTAGTTTTACCTCATTAACAGGAACAACGACATCTGGCACAACCGCTAATTTTGTATCCGGTGTTTTTAGTACTCAAATTTCAGGTGTTACCGTTACTGGTACCACTGCAAACTTTACTAGCGGTAACTTCACCAATATCAGCGGTGGCACTCATACCATTACATCGGGTGTATTTGCGTTAGGTACTGCAGCAAATCCATCGATTAGTTTTGTATCAGACCCAAATTCTGGACTGTACTCCCCCGGTGCAGATCAAGTAGCCATCTCGACTAATGGCACTGGGCGGTTGTTTGTTGATGCGAGTGGGAAGGTTGGCGTTAACACAAATGCACCCCAGTATTTATTAGATGTTATTGGATTTGGGGCGCAATCCATTCGAGTGGCTTCGGCTGACGGGGATCTTGCAGTCCTCAGAATGCTTAGTAACGGGAATAACGAGTGGTCTTTGGCAAGCGATACTGTTATGCGTTTTCGCAAAGACAGTACAGAGTATATGCGTTTGGACTCAAGTGGCCGCTTAGGTCTGGGGACTAGTAGCCCTGTTTATACGCTTGATTGCCGGGGCACTTTTTATGCTGCTGTTGCTTCTGGTTCTAATAACATCACACTTGGCGATACTTCCAACGGAACGCAATCAACTATCAGGACTAGCAACAACAATTTAATTTTTTCTGCTAATGCATCTACGGAATCTTTTAGGGTTGATTCCAGTGGCCGCTTAGGGCTGGGGACTAGTAGCCCTAGTTATGTATTAGATGCGAGAGGATCCGTTGCTTCTACAAGCGCAGGTGGTATTCAAACAGTTTTAAGTTTTGCTAGCGACGGAATAGTCGGAACTATATCTAACCATAGCCTTGCATTTTTTGCAAACAATGCTGAGAAAGCGCGTATTGATACATCGGGCCGCTTGTTAGTTGGCACGTCCTCGGACTCTGGTGGCGCACTCCTACAGGTAAACGGAGATCGAGTTAGAATTGCCACGGCAAAAACACCTGCATCGGCATCTGATACTGGCACAACCGGAGAGATCTGCTGGGATGCCAATTACATCTACGTTTGCACTGCTACGAACACATGGAAGCGCTCAGCGATCAGCACATGGTGATGACATGCCCCGCGCTGCGTCAGTGCAACATCTGCAAGGAGCACAAACCGCAGACTGATTTCTACAAAGTCAAGCGGGCAAAAAAGGACATTCTTGGTGTGCCTCGTATTTCACGCTGCCGTCAGTGCGAGATACAGAAGTACATGGAGCTGGATCCACGGCAGAAGATGGTTTACGCGGCTCGCAACCGCGCTCGCATCGCCGGACTGGAATGCACCATTACAAAGGACGACATTGAGATCCCCGAAACCTGTCCGGTGTTGGGCATCCCACTGTTCGCTCGTGTTGGCGCTGGCAGGTCAAACCGCGATCAAGTGGAGAACTCCCCGAGCCTGGATCGGATCGACAACAGCAAGGGCTACGTACCTGGGAACATTGCTGTCATTTCTATGCGAGCCAACATGATCAAGAACAACGCCACGCTTGCTGAACTGAAGGCCATCGTAGCCTACATAGAAGCCAGCCAGAGCCAGTAACCCTACTCACTGATCACACCTGGTAAAATAAAAGAAAACATCATTGATTATGGCTAACACTGTTTGGGATATTGCCAACCTCGAACGTCATCTTCCTGATGGTGACACCTGTCCTGATGGCGCTGTATACACCATCCATTGGACTGCATCACTGGAAGAAGATGGTGAAACTGCCGGTTGTTACGGCAGCGTTGGCCTTGGTGAACCCGACCCTGATAACTTCACTCCTTTCAGTGAACTCACCAAAGAAGAAGTGGTGAACTGGACCTTGGCAGCACTTGGTGTTGATCAAGTTGTTTCGATTGAAGAAGCACTGCACAACCAAATCCAAGCCAAACTGCACCCAACTTCTGAATCTGGCGTTCCCTGGTGATTTTTGTTATACTCTTTGAAGTTATTTGTTCATTATGGCTTGCACAAAGTCTCAGCTAGTTAGCGCCATCAATTCCTTTGGCTCTGCACGTGCCACTGGTGACGGCAACCTCATTGCTTTTTCTGCAAACCTCATTGGTCAATTGATTGATACGATTGAGTTTGCTCCAGAGGAAGAGCCCGCACCTGCCATTGATCCTGAAGTTGTTGAGAGCTGAAGAATGAACAAAACTACCTGGGGAATTTCATTGCTTGACCGGAGACTTCCGGATAGCGCTTCCTATCCAGGTAGTGAAGTCACAGCAATCCATTGGTTTGCGTATCAGATGGCGGGTAAGTACACAGTCAGTACTTCTGGCATTGTTGAACTTGCCCCCGCTGACCGTAAAAAATGGGTGCCCTATCTCAGTCTCAATAAAGAGACCGTCATGGGCTGGTGCAAAGATGCCCTTACGTCTGACCGCGTTAAGGAAATTGAAAACGCCTTGGCAGCACGCGTTGATGCGGAATTAAACAAAGCATCAGGACTCCCCTGGGACGTACCAGATCCTTTGCCGCCGTTACCGCATCCACTTGGTTACGTTGAAGTTTAAAATACACGACACTACTATCAGTTAAAATAAAAACAATTGATAGTCGTGTTGTGACAATTAAACTTACAGACGCTGCTGAGTTCTTTAACAAAGAACCACATCAAATTGACGCATGGGAATGGCTCCAATCTCAGTTAACACCTGAGGTCTTGGAGTCTTTTTCTGTTAAGTATCGCAATAAGCCAGCCAAGGAAAGCACCATTACTTGGGATGTTGTTGTTAAAACAGCAAAAGAAGCTGGTGCCAAGTTTCCTGAATGTGTAGCTGCACAGTGGGCACTTGAGTCTGGCTGGGGTCAGCACACTTCTGGTAAAAATAATTACTTTGGATTGAAAGGATCTGGCTCTACGGTTGAAACAAAGGAATTTATCAACGGTCAGTGGATTACAATCAAGGCTGGATTCATTGATTTCCCTGATTTAAAAACCTGTGTTTTGTACCTTGTTGATCGTTGGTACAAAGACTTTGATGGACACAAAGGTGTTAACAGGGCAACCAGTAGAAATGAATGTGCGCGTTTACTAGTCAAAGAAGGATACGCTACTGATCCAAACTACAGTACAAAATTAATTCAGATTATGGATCGACAACTTCAAAACATTGGAGAAAAAAAAGATGTTGATCCGCACGCCAGTAACTTTACTCCTTGGAGCCCGTTCACCTATAAGATCACACCTAACATCACCTATGGTGAATTAACCCTTAATCAAGAAGCTCGTCGGTTCACCAAACAGTATCAATGTGATACGGCAAAAGAACTTTGTTTATTTCTTGAGAAAGTACGTAAGCAATTTGGTAACAAACCATTGATTATCACAAGTGCTTCTCGCCCAGAACCCATCAATACACAAGTAGGCGGTGCCAAAAACAGTGAGCACACTTACAGTGCGCCATCAAAAGGAGCCGTTGATTTTTACGTTGATGGTGTGGATATCAACACAGTGCAAAGTTGGTGTGATAAAAATTGGCCTTACTCATTAGGCTACGGCGCACCAAAAGGTTTCGTGCATCTTGGTATCAGAGAAGGCAAGCCACGCGTTCGTTGGAACTATTGAGATCAACGACGACGGCGACGCTTTTCAGTGCCAGGTTCTTTGGCGCGGCCTACAACCAAAGCGCACAATTCGATGATGCGGTAAGCTTTTACTGCAAGCGCGTCATCTTTTGGGGTTGGTGTTAAGGCGGTAATGACAGAAGCAGCCGCATGAACAGCGAGAGCAGCTTCGATATAGTTATTTACGTTCATGGTAGATCTGGTTTTTCTTTATTCTACCGGTCAAATTCTCTTAGGTAATCCAAGTTTTCTTGCTCGGCAAAAAAATCTTGCCAATCTTCTTCAGTGGCTTCCGTAATTTTAGAAGGCACTGGTTTAGGTTCTTTGGGTTTTTGAGGAGGATCTAAAAGAGTCATACGTCATACATGCGGCACCCTGGTGCCGATGGATTTTCCATACAATAGCGCAACCAAGCAGTATGCGGATAATGTTTACGTGGTTTTTTACGGAATAAAGCAAGTAGCTTTTTGATCATGGTCTGTTTGTTAACGGAATAAAGACCTCAGGGAACCGATCGGTATCTTGATGTTCCCGACTCCAAGCAGCTTGCCAATCTGACAATGAGTGGTCATGAATAGTATCGTAGTATGCGTCATCACCAGGTTCTAGTTCTATCTTGAAATCATTGATATTGCCACTTGGAATACGCGTACCAATTAACCATGTGGAGTTGGTACCAACAGTAACACTCCCCCCTGGAGATTCAATAACACAAAGAGCTTCAGTGAAGGCACCTCCATTGGGAGGAATAATAACTGCAGTGTCTACAGGACTAACAATCTCTGCTACATCAATCGTGTACTCCTGCAATACAACGCTGCCATCTACGTCTTCTAGTTCCCAATACACTTCTTGAGCAGTAGAAGCAGGCTCGATAACAACACCAACTTCGTAATTAAGAGGTTCGTTGCGTGTAGACGAAATACAAATTAAATAGCTGCCAACGCCTAAAGGAAAGTATCGGTCATCACCACGATCAAGCCGCAGCCTATCAAAGGTGTTGTAAAGATCAGATTGAACACTCATTACCGTGTCAAGGTAAGGAATGTACACATCCCCTAGATTGTTAACACCATCAGTCAGTGAATCAGCCTGGAACACAGGCAGATCTGTCTGAGGGATGTTGTTGAGATCATAAACGCTGACGTTGATGTATGTAGGGCGCGGCGGCCCTTTGGTAACAATGATCCAAGCAGGTGCCGAAAGGTTGACTTGAAACCAATTGTTGTACGTACCGCCGCCAAAACCGTTGGTTTTTACTTGGTACTTTGCACCAAGATTGCCACGTAAATAACGCAGCGAAAGCTGATCAAAAGTACCAAGTACTAATGGATTATTTTTAGTTCGTTGCTCTTGACTAACTATTGAATTCCTGGGCATATGAACCGTAATACAGCTCCTGTGTATCATCATAATCCGGGGTGTTTTTGTTCACCAACGGATGTTGAATCGTTTGTTTGTACTTAGCTTTCATAATGGGTTCAGGTGTTTCTTTTAGCTGGTTATCTGCGGCGTGCATCAGTTTACTGGGGTCAAACGTGTGATGAAACGGTTGGATCTCAACGGGTGGGAAAGTGCGATTCCAACTTGAAATCATATGCAAAGGATTAAGACAATCTTTATTGCGGCACGTACGTGTTACAACCATCTTGCCGACATCTCCCCATGCACATTGATAAATGACTTTATGTGCACTGATGTTTTCAGCTAGGTTTTTACTGTTAGCAGAACGATAGGAAGGGAAACGAATGCGCGACTTTGTTAACGCAGGTGCTTCCCAGCACTCTTCAAAATCTTTTACAGGTATCTTGCTCCAAATGGATAGCAAGCGATGTTTGTACAAACCATCAATATAGTTGATGTCAAAACCACAGTTGTTATTGGAAATTTTACGAACACATTCGTAACACCAGTGATAGGTTTTGTCACGAATGGTATGTCCATGGGGGCATATGAAACCCCTGTAATAACCATGTGCACTTAACTGTGCATCCGTAAGTAACTCAATGTTGGCGACGTACCGGAAAGGCGACAGTACAGAAGCCAGTTCGTTGATACGTTTGGTGTAGTTGGCCATGATTAGGAACTGAGTGGGTTGCCGATGAGGCGTTGGTACTTGTGAAAGGACATGCCGTTCTCCAGGTTGTAGACCAGCTCTCCCTCGGCGTTACGTGTGCGGCGTCGGTATGAAGGTGCAGGACGGGTGCGGCGTTGTTTGAGGGCTAGCTCCTGACGGTTGTCGTACGTGACGTTGGAGGGGTCGTGAACGACGTCTGCGTTCCCTGGATCGCTACCAGTACGTAAGTAGTACACGATGCGATGCGCTTGGTACCGTGCGCCGCAAAGAGAGACGTAACAGTACTTGCCATGCTGCCGGCCAGCCATGTCACCGGGCTTGTGACCACGTGCTTGCGTCTTCCACGCAAGACCTGTCGCGTATTGATCAGAGAGCTCTAGCTGGTCCTGTACGTACCAAAGCGGAAGCATCTCTAGGTAGGTGCGTGCCATGACCTCCTGGTGGTGGGGACCATGACACTGTACCACTGTTGGGAAGTGTACGCAAGAGAAACTGTGAATACCGGCTTGTGGAGGGGTGAATACCGCCTTATTTACTTAGATATAGGGTTTCATACTGTGTTGAAAAAGTGTTGCACCTCTGTGTGGCTTCATGATTTTTTCCACAAATGCAACACTGTTTTAACAACGTATGAAACCCTATAGAGGGTTAGATAAGACTGTATTCATCCTTGAATAGGACGGTATTCATTGTTTTACCCCTCTCCGTACGTTTTCCACAGTACATGCGTACCATCAAATGTCACTTACCAAGCTTCCGGGTCTTCGTACGATCCTTTCGTGCCTTCCGTTTTTCTTTAGGTTCTGCCACAGGTTCAGCTTCTTGGGACAACACCTCCTCAAAGATGCCACCAAATTGAGACGCAACTGTGTCCCATGAGAACTGTGTATCCATTACGCGTTGCCGGCAGCGTGTACCAACCCATTCACGAATGTCTTTGTCTTGGTACAGGTACGTCAAGATCTCAGCAAGGTGGTCAGAGGACGGGCATGGCATCTCACGTGCGTAGTTGGTATCCACATCGATGTGGTCGCAACGGATTAGTTCGCCGTAGCCTTCAAAAATCTCTTTGCATGACGTATGGTCGGGCACTACCTGCGGCACACCACAGGCAGCGTGTTCAAAGTTGACAAGACCCCAGCCCTCACCTTTACACGTATTTACACCCACATCACATGCGTTATAGATGTCATTCAACATTTCCACCGATACATTCGGAGGACTGGGTTGATTTGACGTCATAATGATGCGTCCATTTGGATCAAGACCCACACGTGTCATCTCACGTGCAAATACCTCCATGATGTCCCAGCCCTGGTCCTTGAGTCCCATGTGCAGGTAAAGCATTGCATCAGGTTTATCTACCGCAAACGCAGCAAATGCTTTGATTGTGATGTCGATCCGTTTACGGAATTGATTGCGGTTACCATTGAAAACAATGAAGCTGTCTTCTTTAAGTCCCAGCTTGCGGCGTGCCTCTGCCTTATCTACCGGATAGAACTGACCAGGAGTCACACCATGCGGAATAATAGAGATAGGCCTGGTGATACCACCAGCCATAAATTCGTGTGCACCAAATTCTGTGTACGAGACCACAGCGTCCCATTCATTGGCAGTATCTGCTAAGCAACCTGTCCATGCATACGAATCCATGGGTGCATAGCCAACAAATTTAAACTTGCCAGCCTTGTGCAGATCCTTGATTTGATTGTATTGCTCATTAATAATCCACATATCATTGATCGTAAATACCACGTCAGGTTGCTCACGTTCAACGATTTCGCGAATGCGTTGCTCACCAAAGGGTGCGGTCTGATGACGGTTAGATGACGGGTACATCTTGTACTCCTGCTGAAGTGGCGTTGGATCACCCCACCAGTTGTTACCAAGAACAACAATTTCAAAGTCGTCTTTCAGACGAGAGATAACATTTTCAGTCACACGTGCAAAGCCGGTCATGGCAACGATGTCACCACACCACAAAAGTTTTGCTTTCTTAGTCATTAGATCGGAATAATTCCGATTTACTCTACACAATTAAGAGGTTCAATTGATCGCACAAGCTCTTTTTCTTCCGCTGTTGTTGCCTTGAGTTTTGATTTTAAGAATTCTGCGGCGCGATGTGTGAGCGTGGTATCACCGCATGTGTACAGATCAACTGCCGCATACCCTACTTCTGGCCACGTGTGGATAGATGCGTGGGATTCAGACAGTAGTGCCAACAATGTAACGCCTTGCGGCTCAAATTTCTCACCAAAGATACGTAAGATATTTGCTCCCGCCAAAACAAGAGAAGCTTCCAGCAAACGCTGGAGCTCCTCATAGTTATCTAAAAGGTTTTGATCACAACCATAAAGGTCAAGGATCAAATGACGACCGTTGCTCAATGATCTGTTGCGATGTCTTCTTCCATTATTGCAGGATTAACACCGTATTCTACTTTGTACTTGGCATGGTCTGCAGCTACTTCCAGGATGGAGGGGTAACACTTATAGTCATCCCTGACACCATCACGTATCAAGATGTTGTGAATTACCAGACCATTGGTTTTTTTGGTTGCGTAGACATTTAGTTTCAGTTGGTTTTTACAGATGTCCATAAGTAGGACCTCAAAGCGAGAACGCCCCGATACACCAACGTTGGCACTACGACAATGCTCTGCGTAAGACGGATACACTTGCGTAGTCCAGTCGACATAGTAATTTACGCCCCCTGGTGAAGGCTTACAGGTACCCATAGCAACTTCTGCTCCAGGTACAAAGATAACGCGTTTATCCAGCCAATCCAAAATTGGATTGGAACGAATGGCTTGATCCTTCTCATAAGCCTGGAAGAAGTCAACGTGCTTTGCTGTCTCCATCAAGTAGTCACGCATTTCGGACTCAGACATATCTAGGATCCAGTTGACAAGCCCTGGAAGCAAGGGTGCAAAATCTCCCTCAGGAGTACCTTTACTATCGAAACCCATTAAGGTGCGTTGTTGCGCTTGCCCACCAGTAAAGGGACGGTCAAACGGAATGGTAAGGCGGCGACGAGCAAGACCAGAGGTGTAGTCGGTGGACTGAATTGCTTCGTTAGCAGTGATGATGACAACACCTTGGAACTGGAAAGGCTCCAGTTGATCTGCTTGGTATTTGAACTCAGAACGAATCCAGTCACCACCAGTGATTGCTTTTAGTTTTGAAACACTGCCACCATAACGGTCAGAGTCCTGGAACAGAATAATTTTTTTACCCATGAAACTTGCAGTTTCAAATCGGTTCTTCTCAATCTGTTCTAGCTCTGTGGAGCAGACATTACGTTTGCCTACCAGTGCAACACATAGGTTTGCATAGGTGGATTTACCAGACTTACCAGGGCCAACCAACTCAAGAAACTTCTGCAGTTCGTGGCGACCAAGAAGAGTTGCCCGTAGCCATGCACGAAGAACTTGCGTACGTTTTTCAGAACCATGCTGCGTGTAACGAAGCCAATCAATGATCGGTTCGCAGGTTGCTTGAGGGTTATAGGCATATGGCATTTGTTGCGTCATATGCAAGTTACGGTCAAATGGCCGCAGTTCCTTTGTTGCGACGTCAAGAACACCGTTGGTGAATAGCAGAACATCTGTTGCCTCGTGCCATTTATCACACGGGACCATTGCTTGCAGTTGCTTGAACATATCATCAAGCATTTGAAAGCTAAACCCTTCGCGTAACCAACCACTAGTAATGAGAGCTTGTAGCTTGGAACGGATATCACCAAGCATTTCAATCTTGCTTACCTTGTTCCACAAACCCTGACTAGGGTCATACATAAAGAATTGATTGTGCGGGAGACTAAAGAGCAGATTGTTTGCATAGATCCCAAGTAGTTTGTCCGCAACTTCATTCTTAGGTTGCCTGAGTTCTTTCTCTTTATTTTTCTTGGTGCTTTTAGGTTGTACATCATCGCCATAATCTTCGATGTTCATTAGAGTTGTGTCGGTTGGAGTTGCAGTGTTGAGAAGGCGATTCATTTCTTCTTCCACATTTCTTTCGATTTCGGGAAGAATGCTTGCCGCCAGATTGATCGTAGCATCGTCAGGGGAAGAAACCTTGTCTTCCTGCGGACGCTTCCATCCATTCTGCTCAGCCAGATGGTAAAGCGTACCAATGCCCCGGCCACCACCTTTTGTAAAGGATAACCAACGCTTATGGCATTCGTTCTCTTTGTATTTGTCACTTTGTTTGGACCATTCATCCCATTGATCAAGCAAGGATTCGTCCAACTCATGGAGCGACTGTCCGATCGCAATCCAAATGTCGTAGTCATCGACTGCCTCAATGGGGAGTGCCCACATCGCAGCAACTGCCAATTGCATATCCCGTTCCAATCCAATGCGACTGGTGATTGCGAACGAGTTACCGATGATGCGTGAGACTTCTTCAGCAGGACGCCCTTGCTTTGCATTCCTGGTAATGATGCCATTCAATACCCAATCCGGAAGTTCGGGCAATTTGTCTGCCCATTCAAATCCCAAACCTTCGGCAGTGAAGTAACCTTGCGTATCTGGATGCGCACCCATCAATACGCCTTGGTGCCGCTTCCACAAGATCTCAAGTTTTTCCATGGACCCCTGCGAGGTCCATGTGTATTTGTTACGAATGAAATGCTTTTGTTTTTCTTTACTTACTTTGTAGAGGCGACGCTCTCGGCCTGCTTTACCACTGAGGATGGTAAGGGTGGGCGGCAACGCATCGAGTATTGGGAGGTTGGAAATCTGTTCGATGAGTTCATAGACGGATGGTCCGTCAACATCAACCCAAACGAGACCATAAGGATGGTTGTAGGCAGGACCACCAAGTAATCCGATAGCTTTACATTCTCCGTTGATAATTTCATTTTCAATTTCTTCTTTAGTAAAAGGTTTGTTCTGCCATCCCATGACGTAGGGATCTTTGTTGGGACCCAGTGGGGTTAAAGGCCAGTCAATGGGAATGAGATCGAGCCGAATTTCGCCCGGTTTTACTGCCTGCTGGTTCATACTCGACGTCATTTCGTTGGGTAGGTAAGAGAGATTCTAAAGCTGCGATCGGGATATTGATCGTCTTTTACCAAGTTGTAAGCATGTAAATGCATAGGCGTTGGAAGACAAAACAAATCCCCATCCGCCGCATTGGCCATGCGGCTAACAAGGGTATGCATCCATTCGCCCACGCCGATGACGTGGGTGCACATGAGGTTTTTTGGCTTGTCTTTTCATCCTACGGCCACCAACCCAGGACGCTTCCTAAGATATCGTTAAATCACTGAGACTTATTAGACTCAGTCTGTTTGTATTTATTTCTCTTATCCATTCCATTAAATTCATCCATGAGTCTGTTATAAATTGTTACAGCATCTTCTTTTGTAACAACGGCTCGCTCGCAGGCAATCGTCCATGCCAACCGTTTCCGACACTCCATTTTCCCTTGGGGGTTGTAGGCCATTATTCTAGTAAAACGCTTGCCTCCCTTTGTGTTGATTTAAATTAAATCTGCGTCATAGACACCGCAGTTTTCAATTTGAGCATAATATTCAGAAACTAATGCATACCAATCTTCTCGGAGCATGTTAAGAAAATTACGAGAGATCTTAAAGACTTGTGTACGTACAGGCGTTGATACTAAGATTGCCGCTTGTTGAACAGTAATGCCTAAAGTCTGTTCAATAGCAATGTCGTAGGCAGCGAGTTGCTTACAGGTCTTTTTAAACTTGAGATGACCACCAAGCAAGTCTCTCCATTCTTGGGACCCTTTCTCCAAATCTTTTGGCCACTTACGGCTATAGGGTTTAACGCTGGTCTTTAGGTCAGCAAGCGTCAATTTGTTATTGGCGACAGCAATAATATCAGGAGCACCAGCCCAAGCACGACCTTCTGAGTCACAACCCCAGACGCGAGCAACGTCATCAGAACCAACAGTGAAGTCATATTTATCCAGAACAGGCGACTCGGCCCAAAGGACCTCCTGGAACTGATCCAGAATTGACGGCATGCCTGCCCAAAAGTCCGCATATTCTTCCTTGATTTCAGGATTTTTGTTGCCTTTGAGGTACTGTTCCATGCCGTAGTGAATGGCAGTACCCCTTTCGGCCGCTTGCTCTTTGACACCAGGATTTGCTTTCGACCACATTTCAAGCTTCCGCTTGTTTGCTTCGGAAGCTGTCTCGCTAATGATAGTGGTTACGGAGGGCGCAGGACCAGTGGGTAACGGCGTTGTATAGTGACGTCGACCGTTAAGAGAAATTCTGGCTGCGGTCCTATTCAATGACCGCATGACTTCTGGTTGCTCGTCCTTGGCTTTAATCCAAGGGTCTGACGTATTTAGTCTAGCAACCATTGATGGTTTTGTGTATTACCATTAGTCTAACAGATGAAGGAACCTACTGCCATGGACGGATTCAACTACGCAATTGCTTCAATCCTTGGGGCTATGTTTGTAGTTATTAGCATGGATGCTTACCTGTTTTTCATGGAGGTTGCATCCCGCCAATGAACAAGTTTTTACTTGGTGTTCAGGGGTACTACTCTTGTTTTGGCTGGCTCGTGCCAGCAATTTGGAAATGGTTGTTGCAATTTTTAACTAAGTTTCGTTTTTGGAAAATGACTGCAAATTTAACTCGGTTTTATTTTGACTTTGACGACGAGTGCCGCACTGGTTGCTTTGTCAACCTGGCATACAAAGACGTGGAGACCGTTGAGGCTGACGAGTACGAAAGGGAGCTACAATCACAGGACGTACCATACACACGCGTAGACCTGTGACCAAGAAGCGTACCTGGGATACTTACTTTGCTCCTCTTAAGGCACAGCTAGGTGCTCGCAAAGAAACCTTTGAAAAAATTTTTGCACACCTTGACTCATGTGACGAGCCAATCATTGTTGAGACTGGTACGTACCGAGAGGAGAACAACTACACAGGCGATGGCTGCTCAACCTTATTGTTTGATAACTACATTGACATCCGTGGGAAAGGTCAACTGATTTCAATTGACATTGACCCAAAGGCTTGTGAGCTAGCACGTACATCTACCAAGTATGCAGAAGTTATTGAATCAGATTCTGTCGAAGCTCTTGATACGATGCACGGCCACGTATCTCTCCTGTACTTGGATTCGTACAACATCACAGATTGGAATCATGATTGGGCGCCTGCTTCTCATCATCTAAAAGAATTGTTCGCAGCGTCTGGCCTCCTAGGGCCTAACACGTTGATTGTGGTGGACGACAACATCAAAGCACCTGACGGCCGTCGTCATGGAAAGGGACGCCTTGTGTACGAACTGATGGAATCCCTGGGGGTAGAACCGTACTTTGACTCCTATCAAATCGGTTGGATCTGGTGTTAATCTAGTTGTACTACCAAGAAAAGTAATGGCTCTTTCTAATCAAGTTAAAGGATCCTTGGATGAAGCAGCTCGTCATCTGCGCGATGCACTTGCTTTTGCAGCACGCACTGAGCACCCCGTTACCATCAATGCAATTACGGAGTTGATGTGTCGTCTTGATTCACTGGAAAAAATTGACATGATCATTGAGAAGTTTGATACCAACCATGAAGTGCCACATCCCTTCCGAGGCTGAACGCCTCGAAAAATACTTTGCAAGATTAACGAAAGAATTTCCTTACATCATGAGTAAGGAGATAGAAGAAGCGATAGCACGTCCATGTAAGTGGGCTAAAATATTAGAAGAAAGAGTTACGAATCCTGATGTCTCAGGAGAATAAATACACTAAGCCTGAGTTACGCGAACGTATTAAAGATCGCGTAATGGCAGGATCTAAAGGTGGCAAGCCTGGGCAGTGGTCTGCGCGTAAGGCTCAGCTTGTTGCAAGTGAGTACAAAGAAGCTGGTGGTGGGTACAAAGGCGGCAAGGGTGAGAAACAAAAGTCTTTAGAGAAATGGGGTGAAGAAAAGTGGCAGACCAAAGATGAGTATGAAAAACGTAGTAAAGCTAAGTCTGCTGCCAAGAAGTATAAAGAGAATAAACAATGAACCTAGCTGGCAAGTATTCAACAGGCTATACGCCTGACGCTTTTCCTAATCAAGGTTTTATGCAGGAAATTGCAAAACAAAGCGCCAATGATCCTGAGGTAAGAGAAGCAGCATTAAGGTATCAATATCCTTTTAAATTAACTGAGCTTGTAAATAGTAATTATTCTCAAAGAACAAAAGAAATAATTATGAATGCACTTCAGTTTAAACCTGCTACTTTAACATGACAGACAAAGCAATTCAAAAAGGATACACCAAGCGTTACCTACCAGAGAAAGCTTGGGCTTCACTGTCTAAAGAAGAACGTGCGGAGACCGACCAAAAGAAAAGAGCTGGCAGTAGAGAAGGAAAACAATTTGTACCTAACACTGAACGTGCCAAGAAAGCTGGGCGCGCTGCTCGTCGTTACAAAGAAGGTAAGTAACTTTATAATCAAAAGAGTTACTTAACAATCATGGCACAAGCTAAGAAACCTGCAGGCGGCAAAGCAGTTCCTCCCAAGGGTAAAGCCGTACCTCCTAAGGGCAAAGCAGGTGGTACCGACAAGCAAGCTGCTGCACGCGACAAGTTTAAAGAGATGATTGCCAAGAAGAAGGAAGCAGCCGCAAAGAAGAAAAAATGATGGTATCCTGACATACAGAGCAATACCGCTCTGGAGCCAATAGTCGAAAGCTCCTTCACGTTACAGACGTAGTGCTTAGCAACAAGTTGGGTGAGAAGGAAGCTATGATCCCGGTATTACACCGGGATTTTTTGTGGGTACTAAAACTTGTAGCCGTTGCCGCAAAGAGCTATCTTTACAGTTTTTTCGGATAGACAAACGATATTCAGATGGACATACTTGCTGGTGCAAAGATTGTTATAAAGAAAATAACAAAGTACATTACGTTAACATAAAACGTTGGAAAGATATTGAAAAAAAATATGGAATATCAAAACAACAATATAAAGAAATGGAAAAACGTCAACAAGGTTTATGTGCTTGTTGCAAGCAGCATCCAAAAGCTAGAGGCAGGAATGATTCTTTAGTTGTAGACCATTGCCATGCCACTGGAGTTGTCAGAGGGCTATTATGTGCTAAGTGCAACGCTGGGATCGGTTTTTTTGATGACGACCCTGCGTTGTTAATTCTTGCCTCTACTTATTTAAAAACACATGACAACTCTTGTTGCCAACGTTCCGCCAATTAAAGTATGGGTTCGCCGAGAATATCTTCGAGACTTAAGAGATGGACATGGTGAGTACACTCCAGGTTACTGGGTAACTTGTAAATCTTTAACTGGTCGAGCATTACAGTTTGAAACGTACCTAACTGAGTACGGAGCGTTGTATGACAAGCTTCCCATCAGTGCCTTTCTTGCATGGGACTCAGATTATCCAGACAAACCCAAAGAACCTACACCTGACCTGGAGTTAACAGACCTTCAGTTTTGGAATGGGTTTGACCATGGACTTACGGTCGTTGAAAAGAATTTAATCTTCAACATGGGTTTTGAAGTCCTGACACGAAGCGCAGGTGTAATGAAGGGCACATATTTATTTACCGTAGACAACTATCATCCTCATCGGAACGAACCTGATTTTTACTTCTCGGAGTTTCCTGATGAGCACAAATCCCATAACATTGTGGCTTTGGACAACGGTCAAATTGGCGCTTATCCCAACAATCGGTGTCGCATGGTTGATCCATCATTGAGTTATCACAACCTTAAGACACCAGACTTCAAGGTATCAACACGCTACTTTGATGTGGAACACGCCCCCAAGTGGGGTCGTCTTGGAGAAAACGATGAGTACTTTTGGAAAACACCTAATGAAGATGTATAATAATTGAGTTCCCCCTCTCTTTCCGATGGGGCTCGGGTGACTCGTTAGGCAGATAGCCTAGAAGGAGAGCCCAAGATAGAGGTGCAGTCACTGTCTGGATACGCCTGGTTAACTCACAGCCCGATTGTCGGTACGCCAGTTACACTGCATCCATCTATTAACAACACCCCCTATGCTTAGCTCCTATACGTAGACCATTTTGTTGACGTCAACAAAATGGTTTTTAGGATGATGCACAAACCAGGGGGTCACTCGGTCGGTAGTCTATTGGTAAGGACGGGCAGACAATGCACGAGAAAGCTGGTTCGATTCCAGCACGACCGATCAGGGTGCAACAAGGAACGTTGCATTAAACAAAGGATCCCCTCGGCCGCATCGTAGATCATCGTAGGCGGACATCCTTGCCCTTATTACAAAGGGGTTCTGCATGGTGCATGCTGAACTTAAATAACTGACGCCTCCCGCTGCAGAAAGCGTATCCACTAGGTCAGTGCCCTTAACCGGGGATTAGCGCAGCTTGGTAGCGCAATTGCTTTGGGAGCAATGGGTCGCAGGTTCAAATCCTGCATCTCCGATCACCTGGTCCGAGCTAATTGGATAAGACGGTTACTGCCGCTGCAGGACGATGTAGGTTCGACTCCTACCCAGGTGCTATTAAGAATCTTAATAAACCACGTTTATTGAGAAAACTGATAAATTATAGGTACACGTGCACAAAAACTATACGTGACCTGGGACACTGCTAAAAAACGTATCGATAAGAATCGACAAAAGCTTTTGGAGTACAAGAAGACTTTGCAGTGCAAGAAGTGTGGGTTGGATGATCATCGTGTCCTTGAGTTCCACCACATAGGTGACAAGGACAATAACATCTCATCCATGGTGAACCATGGTTACGCCTGGAGCAGGGTAGAAGATGAGATCAGTAAGTGTATTCCGCTATGCTGCAACTGCCATAGGCTTGAGCACTGGGCTAGTTAGCGACCAAAGAATTGACCAACATCCCACCAAGGGCGGCCAACTGTACGTGGACCAACTTTAGTTCCTGCAACAGAACCCCAAGGAACAAACGTAGGTTTACCACCTTGAATTGCTTGGCCTAAACGTACTGGTTTATTACCTATTGGTGCTGCAACTAAGTCTCCATATGGATTACGATAAACCGTTGCACCACGATATGTACCAACAGGTTTTGGTTCTTGAGAAGATCCACCTAACTGAGAAACAACAGCAACTGGATTTGCCACGCGTAAAGCAGTTGCTGCGGCAGGAATAACAGCAGCGGCAGTTTGTGGAGCCAAACGTTGTGCGACGCCAAGACCTGCACCAACTACAGGAGCTGCAACAATACCAGTTGCATATTCTTTTGCAGCTTGAGTAGCTGCTTTACGTACATCACCTTGTTCAACAGCTTGTCTAAACTCTGGATCAAATAACGGAACTGCACCTGTAAGATCAGTAGTTGCACCAACACCAGTGCGAATAGCTTGCTTAATACCAGGTAATGCTTTGTTATATCCTTCAGCAATCTTTGCATCTGCTGCTGCCTGCAATAAAACATCATTTGGTGTTCTACCACCAATATCAAACAGCAGGGATTCTGCGCGACGATTTGATGGGAGTCGTGTATCTATGTTTGCTCCGAGGTTTGCAGGATTAAGATAAACTCTTCCCTCTGTTATTGGAGCAGCTCCTGTAATACCACCTGAATAAGCATTACGCGTTTCATCCAGACCACTTTCCAGTATTGCTGGCATATAACCAAGTCCTGTTTTATCTAGAGCGTTTGCCGCTCTAGATAATTTTTGTTGGTCGTTTAAAGCATCAAAATCAAGTTGAGGACGTTCTCCAATTGTGTCTGTAATATTATTAGACCCCCTGGGATTTATATTTTCTAAAGCACTAAACACTTGTAGATCTCTTTGGAACTCAGGTGTATTTACGCTTTCAGCAAGACTTGGATTTCGTTCACTTAAACGTTTTAAATAACGTTCATAATCGTCATCTACTTTTTTTCCTGTAAACCGTAAACGCATTTGCGCATCGTTTGCTTCCCTCAAAAGATTAGAACGATCAGTCCATTTTTCAGGAGCTTTGCGAATTTCAACTTGTTCCGGTGAATTATAAAAATCTCTTTCCGCTTTAACTGCAGCATCCACCTTGGGAACCATTGGGGCTAACTGGTTTTCAATTGATTTATTCCACAAAGTTTGATCAACAGATGGGACCAAAGGAGCATTCATTAATGACAAATAGTTTCCAAACGGAATGCTGTCGCTTTTACCATAGCCACCAACAATGCCTTGTGTTATAGCCCTACTTGGACCATAAGTTTTATCAAAGAAAGCGTTCTCAAGATCTTTTCTTACTGCTCTGTCATTTAAATCTTCTTTGCCAGTTGTGCTAAATTTTTTAAAGTTTGTATAGTTATTGTGGACTTGATCATAAAATTCGCGTCCACGCTCTACCATCGTGCTGAATTCATCTCGGGTGATAGGCGGACTTAAAAACGAGCCAATATAGTTGGCATCTCTGAATAAAGAACTACCTTGCTTTGCTCCTCGTCTTTGGATAAGAGTTCTTCCTCCCATCCTGGTTGAGTTTCTTAAATAACGCATTGCATCATCAGTAACTTCAGCAGGACTGTATTGACTTCCAATTAAATATTGCTGAGTTAAATCTTCTAGTCCAATATTTTTTGATTGTAAAGGAGAAGCGCCAGCTTGTTCTGCGATTGTAATTAACTCTTCTCCTCGTAAAGTATTGCCTACATTTGCAAAATCATGCATTGCATCATGTATTTTTAATTCATCTCCATAAAAGCGACCTGTAACAGGATTGATAACAGGCCCTGGATCACCGCCAAAATAGTTTTGAAGAAATCGTTTTGAACGATCTTGAACTGTAACACGATCTTGATCAATCCAATTAGCTCCTGGATCAGCAGTAAAATCAAACTCCCTTTGAAAAGGAGTGCCTACCATTTCTTCTCCTGGTAAAGTATTACCAAACCTATTTGAAGCTTCTGGAATAGGTACAGTTCTTGGATACAATTCATCAAAATTTTCTGTAGGCAAACTACTTGCAGGACCAGAATGCCTAATAGTTTCAATTTTATTTGTTATTGGATCAAGAAATATCTCAGATATATTACGAGTTGGAAAATTAAGTTCTGCAGGTTTTTGAGCTGTTGTTTTATTACCAGTTACTGCACGGTTATAAAGCGTTTGTAAGTTTTCAGACAATGGCTGCCCTGTTTGAGCAGACTTTAAAATAGCAGCGTTTAATTGTACGCGTTCCGAAGGAGTTAATTCCATCAACCGTTCCTCAAAGTAGCTTTAACAAACCAAGCAGCCTTAAAAGCTTGACCACACAGCTCAGCCATGTAGTTTTGGATATCAATGGCACCCACCTTGGCAGCAATAGGCTCCAGTTTTTTGGACTTCATGCCAAGTTCTTCAAGGTTCTTGTAGTACGTAGCAAGCATCTCTGTTCCCTTGTAGCTGGTAACATGTTGGATGCCAGGACCAGCATCAGCTAGCCCCTTGGCGCACATGGGCATCAGATAGTCCATGCTGCGGATGAACTCACCTAACGTATCGAACTGTTCCAGATGAGCTTCGTACTGGTCTTTAAGGAACCCATGCACCCCGAGGAAGTTAGGCCCCTCGTAGTTCAGGTGAATGAGATGGGCTTGTGTCTCAAGTTCCTTGAGGTAGGAGGAAAGGGAGATACATTGCTGGATGAAGGCCCCGACGTCACCATTCTTTGATTTACCAGGAGCCTTGGGCTTTGCTTGAGGCTCTGGAGTCACCCCAGTTTGGTTGCCTAATGATTGTTGCTCTTGCGGAAGCATTCTAATTTCTTGTGCGTACATGTTATTTGCAAGACGATAGAAAAATCTTTAAATTTTTTACGGTTGGGTTTTGTTTATTAAAGGCATACAAACGGATTGCTCCTACCTTCCAGCTTACCAAAACGTAATTTTGTTCTAGCTTTTTTAATTGTCTTTGCGTTTGGTTTAATCCAAAATCAAATGTTTTTGCTATGCGCAATGCATGCGACTCCGTTTCTTTATTAATGAACAAAAGAATGCACGCAGCTGTTTTGTTTCCAAATATGGAGCAAAGCAATGAATCAGCCCATTCATCAGGATCTTCTTTTTTATATGTAATTGAACCAGGAAAACCCATATTAATTTTGTTTTTGATACAATTTTTATATATAAAAATCATATATTGTTCATGTTTTAGCGCTTCCGCTTCTGTTAAGCTGTTCTTTAAAATTATAATTTTATTTTGTGTGGGCGTATCAACATTTCTATGCTTTAAATAAGCACGTTTATTGCAGCCTTTTCCAATGTAATATGGTTTATTATCTTTATCTAGATAAGCATACGTATAAAATTTTGATTCAAGCTCTTGCATGCTAGGTTAAAACGCAGCTTCTATACTAGCAAGTTGGCACCCCCATCTGGGGTGGTTGTTGCGTTTGAGGACCAGGGGTATACATAGCTTTTAATCAATAGTTCTAGTTTACCAAAAACAAATCAACCCCTCAGCGAGAGATTTCCTCCCAGTCCATAGATGCCAAGACATCTGAGCCAGCTTGTGCACTGCTGCAAGCCAGAGTCAATTCTGTGGCAGTACTGGTAAGACCATTGCGTTCTAACTGGAATGCAAACAATGCTTCTTTCAAGATGTCAATAACGGTCGAACCTTGGTTGGAACCAGTAGCAAAACCACTTGCTAACACACGTCCTGTTCCCATGGTAAAAGAAGTGCCAGTGATGTTGTACTCAACGGAAGAAGTTGCTCCAGTGGTATCCCATGATCCACCTGTGGTTGTACCACCGGTAATTACTTTCCAGTTGTAGTTTGAATTGTTAGTAATACCCATGATTGACAACGCAGTCAAGATAACAATTGCATCAAGACGGGTTGATTTAAGACGAATAGAAATAACAGGGTACTCAGTGGAAACGTTTGTTAAATCACGTGGTGATGCAACCGGAGTACCAATGGCAGACTGTGCTCCACGTAGTTCGTAGCCACCTTCCGATAGGACTGTCGAACAAACTTGTTTTAATGTACTGCTGCTTGCCGTAGTACCTACATTAGTAATTTCATAACGCAACGGCAAAGATGCCGTTGTGATATAAGTGGATGTGATCAGGTTGGCGTGATGGAATGAATGGCAGTGAATGAATGCACCGTTGATAACAAACCCTGCACGTACAGTACCTAGTCCAAGCCATTCGATATCAAACCAAAGGATTTGAGCCTTGGTAAGATCAAGCGTAAAACCCGAGGGTCCGTTGCCATCTAGCTTGTCAATGTTCCAGTTAGCTTGCAGTACACGTGTTTCAGTAACACTTCCAGTTACAGCACTGCGTTCAACAAAGGCAGGCCCCGTGGTACCACTGACTTCTAGATACAAACCATTAGAAGCACCGTAGTAACCAACGCGTTGCTGCAGGTTAGTCTTTGGTGCATTCATTACAAAGGTCGACATAAACAACAGGGATT